ACCCGACTGACGCCATACAAAAATTAGGCTGGAAACCCCAGAAAAGCTTTGACAAATTAGTAGAAAGCATGGTAAAGTTGGACCTCGATGAAATCCAAAAAGCGTCCTAAATTTTCTCTAAATAAATTACTTTACAATAATAAAGGACAAAAGCCTAATATCCGAAATCAAGGTGAATTTTTGATCTGGAATTTCATTCCCCAAGCGAAAGACTTCACAAATAAAGAGTGGATTAGAGAAAAAGGTCTAGCTAAAAAGATAATAACTGAAGATTATAAAGAATTTAAATTTGATTTTTGGCTTCAATTTAGCTTACCCTTTCCAATTCCTAGTTTAGCTTATTTTCGCAAGTCTGCGGTTAAAAACGAAATTAAAAATGAGTACTATAAATTTTTAGTACTTAAGAAAATTGATTTTAACCCTGAAAAGAAATACGATTACACTATACCAAAGAACGAAAAAATATCAAAATATAAAGCCCCCAACAATAGTAAATTTAATTTTTTTAAAGATGAAAAGAAAAAAAAGTAGCGAATCTGTATTAACTCCAGAAGAGCAAATAGAAGCTTATCTAGAGAATAACAAAGGAGATCATTATAACTTTGAAGAAGAAAGAAGTTATGCAGTGTCCAGTGGAAGTCTATTACTAGATATTGAAATGGGCGGAGGTATAGGACCCGGCATTATAAGAGCCTCCGGAATAACTGAGGGAGGTAAAACTTCATGCGCCTTGTCTTTTGCAAAGAACTTCCAAAAACAGGAGAATAGCAAAGTTATATACATAAAGTCTGAAGGTCGTTTGACGGAAGAAATGATTTCCAGAGCTGGCCTCGACACCGATAAAAAGAAATGGTTTGTTTATAAAAGTAATACCTACGAATCCGTCATCAACTTATTAAGAGAGCTTGTCCACAATAATGATACTAAAAGAAAATATATGTTCATTATTGATTCTATGGATTCCTTAGTGCCTAAAGCTGATTTAGAAAAATCGCCCGAAGAAGCTAATAAAGTTGCTGGAGGAGCGCTTCTAAGCTCCGACTTCCTTAGAAAAATGGCTTTATCAATGACATCTAAAGGTCATGTATGTTATTTAATCTCTCAAGTTCGATCTAAGGTTTCTATAAATCCTTATGAAAAGTCTGACGCTAGAGTCACTAACGCTTCAGGAGGTAATGCTCTTTTGCATTATAGCGATTGGATTCTAGAGTTCCAAGAAAGGTATAAAGCCGATATCATTTTTGACAAAGATGGAAAAACTCCAATAGGCCACTGGTGCAAGGTTATATTCAAGAAAACCCCTAATGAAAAAACTGGAGTGATAGTTAAATATCCCATCAAGTACGGCAGAAAAGAAGGTAAAAGTATATGGGTAGAAGCCGAAGTAGCTGATATGATGTTACAATTTGATATGGCTAAGAAAAGTGGCGCATGGGTATCCATATCTGAAGAGCTTATAGAGGAAGTAAAAAAAGAAACGGGAGAAGAAATGAAAAACCAACATCAAGGTTTTGATAATCTTAGAAAGTACTTTGAAGAAAATGATAAGATAGGTAAATATATTTTTAACAAATTTAGAGAAGTCCTAAAAAAGTCATGAGACTTTATAATATATACGGGAAACTACAAAAGAAAAATGTTAGACCATATCTAATAGATTGGGACGGTAAATCTCGCTCTAAAATACAATTTTCAGTAAAGCAATTTCTTAAGACCTTTTGGAAAACCCAAATGGTTTATGAAGAATTTCCCGTTTATGGCACTAAAATGAAAGTAGACATTCTTAATGCTACAAAAAAAATAGCCATAGAGGTAAACGGAGGACAACATAATTCTTTTAATAAATTTTTTCATGCAAATTCCAGAGCCAATTACCTTAAATCTATAAAAAGAGACATGGAAAAAAGCGAATGGCTAGAAAAAAATGATTTCACATTAGTTGAAATAGAAGAGGCCGAAGTTAAAAATATCTCAAAAGAGTTTTTTAAAAGTAAATTTGGTATAACATTATGATTGATTGCATATATGTAATAGCTTTAGAAGAAAACCTCGTTAAAAAAAGAGAGGAAATTATAGAAAGAGTAAATTCTCTTAAAATAGACTCTCAGCAATTAGTGTTGTTTAAAGCTGTTAACGGCTTTGATCCGAAGGTTGATTTTCAGTGGAGTTTATTTAACTGGAAGTTGGAAAATTCAGATAACTCTTGGTGGAATAGAGACATGAAACCCGGAGAAATTGGCTGCGCTTTGTCTCATTTATCAATCTGGAAACATGCATATTCTTTAAATTATAAAAAAATTATTATTTTAGAAGAAGACTTTAAACCTATAAAGCAAATCGATCCAAATTTAATAAATGAACTTGATCAGAATGATTGGGACTTTTGTTACTTAGGCAGGAATAAGATAAAAGAAGACCAAAGTGAAGTATCTAATAATTTAGTGATTCCCGGATACTCTTACAATCTACACGCTTACATGCTATCGGATTCTGGGATTAAAAATTTATTACAATTTTCTTTTGAAAATAAAATAATGCCAGTTGATGAGTTTATTCCCGCTACTTTCTGCGATCACCCTAGACAAGATTTAAATTTTATTTGGAAAGACACCAAAGCATTTTCATTTAAAGAGGACTACATAGGTCAATCTAGCACCAACACGGTAAGCTCTACAGAAAATTTAGAAAAAATAGTAAGTCCTCCCTCACAAATAAAAAACATTTCCAACTGGGATGAATGGAAAAGTAGGTATATAAATCCTGCCATGCTAGCAAAAGATTACGACTTAATCGTAGAAGAGCCTGTCGCAGATGTAGCTCACTTCCCAATATTTACTAATAAATTTTGCGAGGAATTAATAGAAATGGCCGAAGAGGCTAATAAATGGACTGAAGGTAGACATGACTATTACCCCACTCACGATGTATTGCTTTCGTCTTTAGGGTTTGATGAAATTTATAGAAAAGTCTTGTCGGAATTTCTTTACCCATTAGCAGCTCACTACTACAAATTAGACGGGGGAAGATGGTTAAAATTAAATGCCGAGAATTTTATTATTAAATATTCTATGGAGAAGCAAGGATTTTTGTCTTTACATCATGACCAAAGCGTGTTAAGCTCGGTGCTTACTTTGAATGAGGATTTTGAAGGAGGTGGAACCTTCTTTTATCGCCAACAAAAAACCATAATTGGTAAAACTGGCGAAATGTCTCTCCACCCCGGAATGATTTCCCACAGGCACGGAGCCAAACCCATCTCTAGCGGAACACGCTATGTCTTGGTGTCGTTTTTAAATTTACCTTAATATGAGCAGCAAACTATACAGAAGTGAACTAGAAAGGGAAACGCTTTACTCGCTATTAAAACATCCTAAAATTTATATAGAAAATCAATCTTGGATTAATCGAGAGAGTTTTCATCACCCCACTCATAAACAAATTTTTGACGTTTTTAAAATTCAAGTTTTAAACGGAGGCTCCACTGACCCTGTTGTTATCGGTGAAAAATGTATTGAAGCAGGAGTCTTTGATAAAGACGGTGTAAACATAAAAGATTACATTAATAATATTGATCTTTTCAAAATTTCCCCCGAAGGAGCCAAAGAACTAGTTAATGACCTTTCTTTTAATCATGTTTTACGCAAAGCAGAAGATAAAATTTCTAAAATCCAAACTAAAATTTACTCTTCAGCTTCTGGGGATGACAAAGCTCAAACAATTCAAGAATTACAAGAAATTAGTAATGAAATAATCTTACCTAGTGACGAAGATACTCGTCCTAAAAAAATCTATTCAGGGTATAAGAAAACGCTAAGAGATAGAGTTGATAATCCCGTGGAGCTAATGGGCTACGCTACGCCATTCCCTACGTTTAACACTATGTACGGTGGCTTTGAACCTAAAATGACATATGTTTTCGTAGGAAGAGGTGGCATCGGAAAAAGTACCATTTTACATTACTTTTCTAATCACCTATGTAAAGACCACAACTTACCCACTTTAATTCTTGACACTGAAATGGCTGAAGAATTCGTAAAAGACCGATTCTTCGCGATGGAAACTAAAATTCCTAATTACGCCATTAGAACTGGCAAAGTTAAATTTAATCCAGAACTTTCTTTAAAGTTTGACGAAGAGGTAGAGAAAATAAATGAAGATATGCCTTTGTATATTAAACACATACCGGAAGAAGGTATTGAGGAAATAAGGCAAATAATTTTAGAGTGGTACTACAATGAAGTAGGAGAAGGAAACCCCTGCGTAGTAACTTTTGATTACTTAAAATGTAACTCTAAGATGCTCAAGAATAACTGGGCCGAACATCAAGCTCTTGGAGAACTAATAGATCATCTCGATAAAATATGCACTAAAATTAATGCTATATTGCTAACGGCCATTCAAGCTAACAGAAAAGGTGATTCTTTCAACAGGTCATCAACCGAAGTTACTGATGACAGCACAATCATTGCAGACTCTGACCGAATACAAAGATACGCCTCTTTTATTGCTGAAATTAGAATAAAAACTCCTGACGAAATTGTGCTTGATGAAGGCATTACCGCTGAAGAGGCAGAGGATGTCTTCCAAAATATAAATACGATAGGATTCAATCAGTTAAGATTTGGAACGCATAAAATGATCGTGTTTAAAGGGCGCAGCCAAGGTGAAAATGCGCCCGGAGCGTTGGATTTAGTATCTCGCCTCATGCCTAATGGTACATATAGGCTAGACAGAAATTATTTCAACCTTCATTACAATAACTTTGAAATCAGAGAGAAAGGTACTTTAAGAGAAATTACCACTCACGCGGAAAACAGACTAATGTTGGATGACATGAATCCCGCTGACGAAGAGGAGCTTATTTAGAATGAATGTCAAAGAAGTACTCGGAGACCTTGGGTTAAAAGGATTGAAAGACTACAACCGTAACTTTCGTTATGGTCAAAAACTTCATTTAACAATAGATAAGAAAACTGGTAATTGGTACAATTATAAAACTAATTCCGGAGGCCCTTTAGCCTACTTAGTAAAAGAAGTTTTAAATGTAAACTTCGAGGAAGCAAAAAAGTGGCTAAAAGAGCGTCACAACTTTACCCAACTTGCTTCTGAAAAAACTGAAATTTACGATACTCTAAATTGCCCAGAATTTTTTAATAAAGCATTGCTTACTAAACTTTTACCTAATCATCAATATTGGGAAAAAAGAGGGATATCCGATTCTACATTAGCTTTTTTTAGAGGCGGCGTAGTCTCTTCAGGAAAAATGGCAAACAGATATGTTTTCCCCGTATTTAACTATCAAGAAAAAATTGTAGGATTTACCGGAAGATCGATTAACGATCATAAAATAAAATGGTTCCATAGAGGCAACACTTCAAAATGGGTTTATCCAGCATTTTTTAACTTAAAATACCTAATGGAAAGCAAAGAGGTAATATTCGTTGAAGGCATAGGAGATATGCTCAAACTATGGGATTGCGGAATTAAGAATACAATGGTAAGCTTTGGTCTAAATGTAAATAACTCCATCCTAAATTTCTTGTTTAAGGTTCGACCCAAAAAAATATATATCTCCTTCGATAACGACGACTCTAATGCTGGCAAAAACGCAGCAGAAAGAGTAAAGAAAAAACTTTTAAATCATTTTGATGAAGATAAAATACAAATCGCCCTAGCCTCTGGTAAGGATTTTGGGGAAATGTCTTGCGAGCAAATAGAAAATTGGTATAAAAAAATAAAATCGTAAAAATGAGAACTTGCTTTATAGATTCCACTAAATTAGGAGAAGAGCGCTCTTTCTGCACTTATTACGGAGGCACAGGAGTTTTTTCTAACGAAGAAGTAGATAAAATAAAAAAAACCGGAGATTCACTCACAAACGAGACAGCTAAAACTTTCGGACAAGGTGATCAAGGCGAAAATAGAAAAGGCTCAGTTGCTTGGCTCCCTTTAAATGAATCAAATAAATGGATTTACTCTAGACTTTTATCTATAACCGAAGAAGCAAATAACAGTCTTTGGAAATTTGACTTAACTGGGTTTTGGGAAGATTGTCAATACACCACTTATGAAGCTTCATCAAAAAAAGATGGAGACTTTTATGATTATCATTTAGATATAGACGGCTCGTATGGCGTTCAGCGTAAAATAAGCATTGTCGTTCAACTTTCAGATCAAGAAGACTACGAGGGAGGAGAACTTGAATTAAAAACTAGCAAAAACTCGTACGTTGCGGATAAATCAAAAGGCTCTATTTTGCTTTTTCCCTCTTTCTGTTTACATAAAGTACATCCCGTTACCAAAGGCAAAAGGAACTCCTTAGTATTGTGGGTCTCCGGAATGCCATTTAAATAATGAGTAAAGAACAAATACTTTCGGCCTCTAAGATAAAGACTTTCGAGTCTTGCTCTTGGAAATACTGGTGCAATTACCACCTTAAACTGCCTCAAGAAAATAATGATGGAGCCAGAAGAGGAACGGTATGCCACCTAATTTTTGAACTTTTAGTAAAAGCTAGACACAAAAAACATTTCGATTTAATTATGGAAGCTCAAACCCTAGACGCTTCCCCCGCAGTAAAACGTTTAGTCAAAAAATCTCTAGTAAAAGAAGAGGGTTATTCTGAAGAAAACTACTTGCTCTGCGAAGAGATGATATTAGTTGGGCTTGATAATGATTTTTATGGAGCTAAGGGAGAAGTTAATTCACCAGAGAAAGAGTTCCTTTTGGAAAGCGAAAGCCCAAAATATAAAATTAGAGGATTCATCGATAAGCCAGTTGAATATAATAAAAAATTAAAAATTGTAGATTATAAATCTAGCAAAAGTAAATTTAATAAGAACGAGCTAAAGTCAAACGTGCAAGCTATGGCCTATACATTAGCAGCACAAACGATATGGCCTAAACTAAAAAATGTTATTGTAGAATTCTTGTTCTTGCGTTTTCCTAAAAGCCCTTCTCAACAAATAAGGTTTACTAAAGAGCAACTCTCCGGATTTGAATATTATTTAGAACATATATACACAATAATCAATAACTTCACAGAAAGTGATGCGAAAAGTAATTTAGCCTCCACCAAACCAATGCCAAAAAGAGACGAAGGCTTTTGCGGCCCTCTGAATTGCGGTTTTGCAAAATATAAAGGGCAACTCAAGAAGGACGGTACTTTAATGTGGCATTGCCCTTTTAAATTTGACTTTGAATATTACTCTTTAATAGACGCAGATGGCAATTTACTAAAAAACTCTTTTAACAAAGAGGACTTAGATGAGTCTAAAGGAGAAATAAAACATCAATCTTACGGGGGTTGCCCTGCTCACACTCGCCAAGATGACGATTTCGATTTTATGAATTGACATAAAATTATAAGAGTGTTTTAATAAAGTTTCGTGGAAGAAGTATTACCATTTTTTAAATCGCATTACAGCATAGGTAGGTCAATTCTTACTCTAGAAAAACCTGACGATGTTATTTCGGGCGGGCCTGATTCTATAATAAAACTATGCAAGGATAATGACTTAAAAGAATTTCACTTAGTGGAAGACAGCATGAGCGGTTTTCTCCAAGCTTATGTTAATTCCACTGAAAATAAAATTAAATTAAATTTTGGCTTACGCATAAATGTCTGCCATGACCGCTCAAAGAAAGAAGAGTCGGCATTAAAAGAGACATGCAAATTTATTATTTTTGCTAAAAATAAGTCCGGATACGAACGGTTAATTAAAATTTCAACTAAAGCTTCATTAGAGGGTTTTTATTATTACCCCAGAGCAGATTACGAATTGTTGAAAGAGTTCTGGGACGATAAAGATTTAATATTATGCGTCCCTTTTTATGACTCGTTCCTACATAGAAACACTTTAATGGGCTACAACTGTATTCCCGATATCTCCTTCACGAAGCCAGTGTTTTGTATTGAAAATAACTCGTTGCCCTTTGACAGCTTCATTTTGAATCGAGTTAATAAATACTGTAAAGATGAATTTGAAAAAGTGAACATTCAAAGCATCTACTACGCGAACAAAAAAGACTTCAAATCTTATCTTACTTTTAGGTGCATTGACAAAAGAACAACGCTTGATAAACCCAACTTTGATCACATGTGCAGTGATGAATTTTGTTTTGAAAAGTGGCAAGAAAAACAAAACTAATGCATGAAGAAATTTTAACTGACCAAGAGTTAGCTATGGTTACTTCTATAGCCGCTACTAGAACAGCCGTAGCAAGAGGCGCGAACGTCAAGGACGCAAAGATGGGAAAAAAAAGTGGTCTGCAATATGACATAGATGGATTCATCGGAGAGTATGCATTTTGTAAATGGAAAAATATTTTCGTAGATTTAATTCCATCGCCCAGAAGCGGTTCGTATGATTGCTTAATTAAGGGTAAAAGAATAGATGTTAAAACCACCCGACATCAAAAAGGCCGCTTAGTTGCCGTCCTTAAAGACAATCCTGATGTTGACACATACGTGTTGGCCATAATTGATGAAAATATTGTGCGCTTCCCCGGATACGCACACAAAGAAGACTTGTGCCAAAAAGAAAATATTAAAAATTTAGGTCACGGAGACGGATACGCCCTCGATCAAGACCAATTAAAAAAATTTAAGCAAGATGGATGAGCATTTATTAAGATTTGATAAAGAAAAAGAGTTAGTTTTCATTGACTGTGAGACCTTTAACCTCTGTTTACACTCATGCCATAATCTACCTTGGCAAATCGCCATGATTAAGGTAAAAGGGGGCCGTATAATCGATTCTAAGGACTTTTACATCAAATGGGACACTCACCTTAAGATTAGCAAAGAGGCGGCTATAATCACTAAATTTAGCCAATCTAAACTAGACAAGGTTGGCGTTCCTCCAGAAGAAATATTTCCTACCGTAGAAGATTGGTTAGATAATTCTGATCACATTTTAGGTCATAATTTACTTGGCTTTGATATCTACTTAATAAAGTCTTTTTATGATTACATGGGCAAGGATTATTCTCCTTTAGTTAATAAAGTCATAGATACTTTGAGCTTGGGGAGGGGTTTAGCTCACGAAGTTAAATATAATCCTGACGATTGTTTTATGGAGTACCAATACCGGATGATTCATAAATTAAAAAGAGGAGTTAGAACTACGTTAAAAGCTATGGGTGAATCTTTTGATATTCCTCACGACTACGACAAGCTTCACAACGCTTTAGTCGATTTAGAATTAAATGTAAAAGTATGGGATAAGTTAAAATGGAAATTTGAAATATGATTGAAGATATTCCTAATACTTCTGAAAATTTAACTTCTATCAACGAAGATACTCTTGAAAACGGAGTCTTCGAAAAATGGAATAGCTTAAAAAAAGATATTACAATAGGAGTAGTTACGTATAGCCAAAATTATCTCCTTAAAACTCTAATAAATTCTTTTCAAAGCCAAAATTCAGATAACTGGAAAATGGTAATAATACATGACGGGCCGATTAATAAGGATTTATATAGAAGTTTAATTGCTAATAAGTATCTGACCGACGAAAGGGTACTACTCGTAACTTCAGAGGGTAGGTAT